CGGCGCCACCACCCGCATCCGCAGCATCATCAACGGCTTCAACGACGAGGTCGGCGAGTTCGACCGCCTTGCCCGCGCGCTCGCCACCCGATGGGCCGCCACCGACCTGCCCATCGCCTACCGCGACGGCGCCCTGCGCGCCCTGCGCAAAGCCGGCCGGGACATCACCCTCTTCCAGTGGACCGCCGACCACCAGGCCGCGCTCACCGGACTGACCGGCACCTTCTACGTCGACCTGATCCAGCGCATCCAGGAGACCGTCCGCCGCGCCCAAGCGTTCGCCCGCGCAGCGCAGGCAGCCACCCGCGAGGTCACCCTGCGCCGCAACCACGCCGGCATCGACTCCGCCCAACTCGTCGCCGACCACCCCCTGTCGACGATCGTCTACTCCAACAACGCCAAGCATCCCGTCCACTCGTGGGCCCACTCCGCTCTGACCTGGCAGGCCGTCGTCACCGCCAACCACGGTGCCATCAACACCGGCCGGCAGGAGTTGGACGCAGTCTGGTTCGAATGCGTGGACGGGCCCGAGTGTGGATTTCGTGATCATCCGGACACTGACCACGCCGACGGCACGATCCGCTCCGCAGACGACGCCACCGAGTTCCCTGCCGCTCACCATGGGTGCATAAGGGAATGGGTGCCCCGACCCGACCTCAACGGCCGCCGCGGACTCGTCTCAGGAGACCCCGCATGACCACAGAAGCCGAGCCCACCGCGCACGGCGTCCGGATCGACGCCCAGCCCGGCAGCGCCACCATCCGCCTCGACGGCACCGCCCTGCCGGCCGGGCAGGTCGTCGGCTACCAGCTCGAGCACTCCATCGCGGACGCGCTGCCCATGCTGATCCTGCACACCCGGCAGGCCGACAGCGTCGCCTTCGAGGGCCTGGCCCGGGTCGCCGTCGCCAGCCAGCAGGACGTCGGGAAAGCCATCGCCGACTTCGTCCTCGGTCTCGACCCGGCCGCCGTGCAGCGGGCCGCGCTGGACCGCACCGACCTGGACGACGGGAAGACGGGCGTCACCGAAGCAATCCTTCGGCAGCTTGCCGAGTGGGCGCAGGGGAGGGACTGATGCCCGGACTGGATGCGGCGCTCGCCGGCGTACGCGGATGGGTGGAGAAGAACCTTCTCCTTGACGTGGTGCGGGTCGAACTGCCCGCCACCGGCAAGCCCGTCCTCGACGAGACCACCGGCAAGCTCACCCGGCCGGAGCGTGTGGTCCTCTACGAGGGGCCGGGCGCCGTGCAGGGCGGCACCGCCCAGTCGGAGATCTCCGCCACCCCGGCCGTCCTGCAGCCGTGGGTGCAGGAGACGAAGTCCCGCTACCGGATGATGACTCCGCTGACCGCGCCGATCGTGCCGAAGGATGCCATCGTCACCGTCGTCCAGGTCCACGACCCGTCCAACACCGCGCTGATCGGCCGGTCCTGGGTGTGCCAGGACCCGTCCCGGGCCGCGACCACCGAAGTCGTACGGATCACCCCCCTCGATCAGAACCAGGCACCGGGGGCGGCGCCGTGACCCCGGACGAGCTCGCCGACAAGCTGGAACTGGCGGCGAAGAAGATCGGCCCGGCCATCGCGCACGGTGTCGAGCACACCGGCACCCTCGGCAAGGCCCGCATCGCCGGCAACGCCTCTGGTCGGCCCGGCCCGAACGTCATCACCGGCGCCTACCGCAACTCCTGGCAGACCAGCACCCGCCGCCTGCCGTACGGGGCTATCTGCACGCTTGGCACCAACGCCCCCCAGGGGCGGCGCCTGGAGTTCGGGTTCGTCGGCGCGGACAGTCTGGGCCGCAACTACAACCAGCCGCCGTTCCCGCACGTGCAACCGGCGCTGCCGGTCATCGAGGCGACACTGATGGCGTCGATGCGGCTCGCCCTCGCGGAGGTCCTGCTGTGAGCAACCGCGTCCACGCCTACCCGGTCAACGATCTGATCGAGCACGACACGGAGTCCGACGACTGCGTCTGCGGGCCCGGCATGCGGCCGGTGAAGTGCGACGACGGATCCGTCGGCTGGGTCATCACCCACCACTCGCTGGACGGCCGGGAGAAGCACGAGGAACCAGCATGATCAAAACCAGGCTGGTCACCAACGCCATCAAGGAGCTCCTGGCTCAGGCATCGGGAAAGCCGGTGGGAGAGGGGAAGGTCCCGGACGGCGACCCGACCGAGTACTACATCCTGCACTTCATCGACCGGCAGACCTCCGGAGCCCCGTTCTCCGATCTGCACGAGGACTGCAGCATCGTCTACCAGGTCGACTGCATCTCCGCCCGCGACCTGACCGACCCCGACTCCTACGGCACCCAGGACCAGATGGAGTGGCTCGGCGACAAGGCCCGCGAAGTCCTCATCGGCCGCGACCCGGGCACCCGGCGCTGGCTCCACGACCTGACCGTGCCCGACGCCCGCGTCATCGCCCGCGCTCCCGACGCGGAAGCGGGGGGAACACCCGACGCCGCCGATGGAATCATGAGCAGTGCAAGCCGGTACAGGTTCGACCTGACCAGCGCCTGACCCGATTCAGGCACGTACAACCGCACCGCGGCGGGACCCCACGCGGACGCCACCACCACAGGTGGCCGCCACCCATACACACCGTGTAAGGGGCCGGGTCCCAGCGACCGCGAAGGCCCCGGGACCAAGGGGCCCACGAAATGCTGCTTCCGAAGCCGAAGAAATACATGAGGCGCGGCACGTCGAAGTTTTTCTTCGTGCCGAACGTCGTCGCCGACGACATGCTGCCCACGCGCAGCGAGATCTCTGCCGGCACCGAGTTCTCCGCGTACATCGCCGCGATGGACGGGTGGACGGTCGCCAACCAGGAGATCGACACGCCGGACATGGCGGACACCTACGACTCCACCATCCCCGGCAGCGACAAGGCCGACTCCAGCAGCTTCACGTTCTACGAGGACGAGGAAGACGCCGACCTGGAGCAGCTGTTCGCGAAGGGCACCAACGCCCACATCGTGATCATGCGTAAGGGCGACGTCCCCGCGAACAACTCGATGGACGTCTTTCCGATCCGGGTCGCCTCCCAGTCGCCGCAGTACACCGCCGACAATGAGGCCGCGAAGTTCATGGCCACCTGCTCCATCACCTCCCGCCCGCTCCAGGGCGCACCGGTGCCCGCGGCCGGCACGGACGAAGTCCAGACCATCACCATCACCGGCACCCCCACCGGCGGTACGTACACGCTCACCTGGTCCGGGCAGACCACTTCGGCCATCCCGTACAACGCTGCCGCGGCCGCGGTGCAGTCCGCGCTCGAGGCGCTGTCGAACCTCGCGTCCGGCGACGTCGTCTGCGCGGGCGGCCCGCACCCGGGGACCCCGATCACGGTCACGTTCGGCGGAGCCTACGACGGCGCCGACGTCCCGCAGATGACCGCGACCGCGACCCTGACCGGCGGCACCAGCCCCGCCGTCACGGTGACCACGACCACGCCGGGCGGCTGACCCCAGCCGGACCGCAACACCCCCTCTACGCCCGGCCGGGCCCCGACGTTCGGGAAGGGGCGCCTGTGGCGCCCGGCCGGGTCCCCTTCCCGAACCGGAGGACCCACCCGTCATGACCACCACCCGGACCCGCCAGACCACCACCCCCCAGCCTCCGCCCGCGCAGGCTGTGGCCGCCGACGCGCACTGGTCCGACAAGATGAACCGGCTCCGCAACCGGGCACTCGCCGAGACGACGTTCGTCATCTGCGACGACCAGGCCGTCCGCGACCGCCACAACCGGGCCAGCCGGGCCTTCGACATGGCCGAGGCGTACGCCAAGGCCCACCCCGAGGACGCCGAGGCAGCCGCCGACCTGGCCACCGCAACCGCAGAGCGAGACGCGGCCAAGGCCGCCTACGACGAGACGTCTATCGCCATCCGGTTCCGCGCGCTGCCCCGCCCAGCCTTCGAAGTCCTGTTCAAGGCGCACCCGGCGTCCGAGGCGGAGACCGAAGAGGGCAAGGAGTGGGGCGAGGGCTATCCGGCCGCGCTGATCGCCGCATCGTCCGTGGACGGCATGACTGAGGCCGAGGCGCGTGAACTCCTGGACTCCTGGTCCCTCGCCGAGGCGAACGCCATGTTCAACGCCGCCCTCGGGGTGCAGCACACCACCCGGGCCGACCTGGGAAAA